TGTCTTTTTAATTCATCAGCAGGTTCTAATTGGAACATTACATGTTGTTCAGCAATAACGACTGGTCCTCGTTTTGCATAAGGTACAAAAGGAACCATTCCAATTTTACCTTCACCTGCGGGTACCAGCAGAATCGCATCTGTCAGTGTGTAAAAGCCTTTATCGTAACTGACTTCAGCAACAACTTCTTCTCCTGTTACAAGCCTAACGATTTGTACATCTTTCATAATTTTTCTCCATAATGGGTGCTATTATAACACGTTCTTTTGCATTTGTCAACCAAAAAATAAATCAAGTGTATCTTGTTTTTCTGTGGTCCAACCGAGTGGTTGAATAATATTTTCGATAGGACTTAGAAATACCTTTTGGAATTGAGTTTCATAATCTATATATTGTTCGAGTCCAAGCTTCGGTGGAAGCACATTTGGAAACGAAATCACATTTTCGCGAATTGGGTTTGGTACTTTGAGATAAACAAATTTGATTTTGTCACCAGACTGGATGGCCTCGTATTTCTTGTCAAGGCCTTTCTCTTTGAGATAATGGTTATATAAAATACAGCCGCGAACATGTATTGGACAACCTTTCTTGTAGAGAGAAGTCTTTGTTTGGTATTTACTGATGTTATCTGTACCAGAGTTTCTGCCAACCTCTTCAGCAGGTAGTTTAAAGAATTCTTTACGGAAGTCTTCGATAAATTGTTGAGTTTGTTCTTCACCTTCGTTTAGAATTACGCTGAAGATTTCACGCATTTTGTCACGACAAATCTCAGGAGTCGATGAACGAACAGACTCGAGTCCTGTAACTGATATCTTAGGCTTTTCGTAATGTACACCTTCTGAGTTCAGCGTATTTAGTATGTATCGTTTTTTGGCAATGAAGATTGCACGGTCATTGATTTTCTCACGTTTCATTACCATGGCATTACGATAGGCACCCATGTCGGATGCAAGTTTTTCGTAACCTTGTTCGATAATCTCCTCGATTTTAGTTTGGCAAACTTTATCAAGGAACTCTTCTCCAGTCTTGCGATCGATGTCAGTCGTACCATAGACTTTTTCGATAAGGTCTGCAAAGTTAACATAAATCGAGTCAGTGTCGATATAGATGATATAGTCTTTGTCTTTTGTTTTCAGTACTTTGTTGAGATAATCATTTACAGACTTTTGAGCATAACGAATACTGAGCTGACCAGATGTTGTAATCGCTTCGGCCATTTCGTTAATATAGTATAGGAAGTAAATGTTGGCCGTCGCACCATAGAGTGAGTTCATGGAAATTTTGATAGCCATTTGTGAATTGTGTAGTTGGTTTGCTTCTGTTTTAAGTCTTCGTTTTTCAGTTGGGTCTGTTTCAACTTCAAGTTGTTGTTCAACCGCAAGCATTTGTTTTTTGACTAGAGCACGGTCATTATAGTACTCATCAATAATCTCGGGAATAATACCGAGTCTGTCATTACTGAAACAAACACCGTTTGCTGCAACTGACATGTCTTTGCTTTGATTTTTGTATTCGCCTTTAAGTACCATATCTTGAGTTACATACTCACGCTCATCGGGTAGATAAGTTTCAGGTGACATGTTGTATTGAAGCATCAAGTGAGGATATAGTGAGTTCAAGTCAAATGATACAACCCATGGATACATTGCAGGTCGTGGGTCTTTTACATAACCACCAACCAATGCACCTTGACGTTGACCTTTGTCACCTTTAATTGGTGGAACAATTTTATCTTTCATTAATCGCCGATAGATAATAGATTCCCATATACCTACAGTGCCGAAGGCATCGTTATAGTTAACTCCACCACCATAAGCAACAGTCATCACAAGAGCAAGTAAAGATGTCTCGTCTTCCATTCGCTGAATGAGCTGTGTATCTTTCAAGTTATAGTCGAGATAGAGTTGTGGGTTTTGTTCGTATAGTTCAGTCAATCCACCATATTCTGAGTAGTCGAGTTTCTTTTCTCCAAGTACAACATTCGCAATATGGTCAAGTCTGTAGGATTCTTGTGGTCCGTATTTGTAACCAAACTTTTTGAAAGCATCCATATAGTCAATAACAGAAATACCTGAGATGTTATAAGATGATTGTACTTTACCAAATACTTCACGCGAATATTTTTTGACATTATTCCATGGGCTGAGTCGACCAACAACTTCGTCACCGAGAAGGTTACCAATACGAGTTACAATGTATTGTATATCGAAGTATTGAACGTTCCAACCAGTTACGATGTCGGGATAATTACTTACCCATAGTTCAACGAAGTATCGTAGTAACTGATGTTCAGAACTGAACTTTATAAATTCAATATCATCGGGGTCGATACCAGTTATAGTCTGAGTCTTGTCAAAGTCTTTACGACCTAGCAAATAGTATTTGTTACTTTTGGAAGATTTGTAAGCAATAGATGTGATTTCTTTATCTGCAAGATTTGTGTCTGCATACCCATCGCTGATATCGACCTCGATGTCGAAGGAAACGATGTTAACTTGGTTAATGTCATATCTAACATCGTCGGGATAATTCTCTTGGATAAATTGAGCAGTATAATTTGTATTACCAAATATTTTCATATTGGTAACGCCTTTGTATTCTTCAATAAACTCTTTGGCATCGCGCATCGAGTCAAACTTTTGTGGACTGAGCTTGAGATTACCTTTTAAGGACCTAAATCCTTCTTCACCCGAGTTTCTTGTATGTAAGTATAAGGTCGGCTTGTAAGGTACACGATACGAAAAACGTTTACCGTTCTCATATCCACGCCATAGGATATTGTTGCCATAACGCTCGACTGAAGTGTAGAATGAAGTCATACTCATATTATTCCATAATGTAGGGGTCTATTATAACACGTTCTGTGGGATTTGTCAACTACTTTATGCAGCAATCTCACTAAAGTTTTTCACCTTTTGGAACGTGATACTAGTATCAAATTTCTCTGCAAATTGGTCGCCTCTGTGACTGATAACAAATATGTTATCATCAGCATTCAAACTATGCAGAGTATCAATCAGACTCTCGATACCTACACTGTCAAGTGCACCATCTAGAGTTTCATCAAGTATGAGAAGGTTGGTTGATACTGAGTTACGCAATTTAGCAACTGAACGCCATGATAGCATAATACTCAATGTAATACGAAGCTTCTCACCTTCTGAAAAAGAAGCATAAGAGAACTTATCTCTAAATCTAGATTTGATAATCTCATTAAAGTTCTCATCAAGTTGGAAATCAACGAAGAGGTCGAATGCAGCTAAATATTTGTTTATAAGCTTATTCATAACTGGAATATACTGACTGATGATACGAGCTTTGATGCCGCCATCTTGTAATATTGTTCTCACGACATTCAGTACTTCACGCTCTTCTAATAGTTCTGTTCTTTGTTGTTGTTTCTTAGCAAGGTCTTTTTCTAATTTCAATAACTTGCTTGTGTCAACTTCATCAACTTCGCGTTGTGCATTATCCAACTCTTTTTTCATAGCTACTAACGCGTTCTTTGACATTTTAATTTCTGCTCTATATTCAGAAATTTTGAAGTTAACATTTTGGATTTGTGTTTCTATTTTAGATATTGAGTTCAGTCTGTCTTGGTGTGTTTTAATTACTTTCGCTGTGTCGACTAATCCTTTCTCAATCTCTTGTTTCTTTGTGTTCTTATCATTAATTTGGTCTTGTTTGAAATCATGAGCGATACCTTGTTTACATGTTGGGCAATCATCATTGTGCTCATAGAAACTTAGCTCTTTATCAAACGCAATACGCTGTCGTTCGAGTTCTGTTCTCTTTTCTGTTGCGTCTTGGAATTTTTGTTTCTCATCATCTTTATCAGATATATCATCGTAAAGAGTTTTGATAATCTCATCTTGTGCATCGATGATTTTGTTTTTATCTTCTATGGCATCAATATGCTCATTCATTTTCTCTTTGATTTTGTTGACTTCGACTTCTTTAATCTTACGAATCTCATCGTTGTTCTCTTTAGCACTTTCGATTTTGGATTCAGTCAACTCAATCTTATAAGCATTATCATTCATCGCATCAGTTGTTTCTTTCATTTGGTCTTTTGCTAACCAACCCATTGTACTGAATACTTGAATGTCAAGTAAATCCTCAATAATATCTCGTCTTGCACCTGCATGTAATTCCATAAAGGGAACATAGGTAGCTGAACCGAGTACAACAATCTGATTGAATGATTTATAATTAATACCTAGGATAGATGTTTCTAAGTATTCTTGGTAATCTTTCTTTGCAGCGTCTTGGTTAATGAGTTGACCATCTTGATAGATTTCAAATATAACCGGTCTCATACCACGCTTGACCATATAGTTCTTACCACCAGCTTGAAAGTAAATCTCAACCAATAATTCTTTGTTATTGATTGTGTTGATTAACTGACCTTTGTTGACTTTACGAAATGGCTTTCCGTATAAACCGAAAACGATCGCATCGAGCAATGTCGATTTACCTGAACCATTTGTACCACTGATAAGTGTGGTTGGTTTGTCGTCAAAATTGATTGTGGTAAAGTTGTTGCCTGTGGATAATATGTTTTTATATTTAATCTTCTTAAAGTGGATTCTCATTATAAACTAAGGGCCTCATGATATAAGTCGTCGATAACTTGTTTAATACGAGCTTTGTCAACTTGTGTCTCTATACTATCTATATACTGGTGAAGGATTTCTCCAGTGTCTTTAGTTTCATCGAGTACTTCGTCAACACCTACATGCTCGAGATTTAAGTTATCATCAATTGCTTTCACATCAACCGCACCACAGTCACTCATACGACTCATGAATAAGTCATACAAATAAGCATTGGTACGATTTTTTACTATAACTTTTACAAATGTATCTTTATATTGGTCAACATTAAAATTGGCTACATCATCAACAGTCCAGTCAGAATCATCATAGTCAACTTTAAAAAAGACGCGATTTGGATTTTCAATCTTAGTCATGCTTCGGTCTTCCGTATCAAATATATGGAATCCTCTGCTACCACCATAGTCACCCCACATCATTTCGTAAGGTGCTCCAAGATATTCTACATTCCCATAACGAGATGGGTGGTGGAAATGACCAGAGTAAACATCTTCAAAATTCTTAAATACTTCCATTTCTGTACCATGAGTACACGGAATACCTTTCATCATCTCAAAGCCTTTGACTTCAAGGTGACCCATAACAACATCAGCGTTACTTTCAGCTAACATCTTATAATTGTATTCTGCATTCTCTTTATTAATCCACGGGAGCATAAGGAATGTTGTACTACCAAGCGTTAAATGTTCAGCTTTATCTTCGTACATATTGAAGTTTTTGTAGTCTTGTAACAAGAGATTCATTGAATTAACTTCGTTCGTATTTGTATAATAGATATCGTGGTTACCAATTAAACAATGGAAGTCAATATTTCTTTTGTCAAGTTCATCAAAGAAGAACTCACGACATCTCTGTAAACTTACAAAGTTGACATATTTACGCCTATCAAAAGTATCACCCAAATCAAATACGGTAGTAATACCATGTTCGTCCAAATATGGGAAAAATACTTCTTGGAAAAACTTTCTTTGAACTTCGTGAAAGACACGACTATCTCCTCTCGCACCGAAGTGTAAGTCGGTGACAATTGCTATTTTCATTTAATCCTCGCTACCTAAACTTAGCGTAGTTGATGCTTTCTGTTTGTCTACTTCTTCAGCTGGGTCTAAAGTTCTATTCTTTTCAAACTCTTCCATTCTGCGAATATACTGCATCACTTGTTGGCGTTGTTTAGTAATTTTTTGTTTTTTCTTTTGAGCTCTATCCCACTTCATGCGAGATACTTTTTCTTTGTATACTACTCCCATGAGATGGTCATACTCATGTAAGAAGCATCGAGCGCCATACCCTTCAATAACTCCACTTTGTTCTTCGAGATTTTCATCAAGCCATCGAGCAGTTACTGTGTTCGGCCTATTGACTCGTAAAAATACATCTGGGAAACTTAAACAACCTTCTGGGTCGTTATTTGTTTCTTCACTATGTGCAAGTATTTCTGGATTAACTACCATGATTGCAGCTTCTTTTGTTTCGCCCATAACGAAAACTTTCCAAGGTAATCCAACTTGACAAGCAGATAGACCAAGTCCGCGATGTTTCATCATCACATCAAGCATATCTGTTTTGAGTTGAACTAAATCAACCTGAGGATTCTCAACATCAATAGGTGTTGCTTCCTTGGATAGAATCTCATTGGGATAGTATACTAAATTCATAATTTACCTTCTTCTCTCATTTGAGCACGGATTTTTGTAGCTGAAATATCATGGATATCTTTTCCTAAATCATGCTCTGTAAATGTATAACCGACTCCGCGGCCATAACTAATATCAACAATGTTTGGTACTTCTAAAATCATGTACTCACGACCGTTCAAGTAACCGTGTTGTTCTAAACCTTTTTCAATGCCTTCAACCGTTTGTATCATTCCAAATGGATTGTCGTCTTGTACTCCAGTACGACCTGCTCCTGCATCACCATCGAATTGAAACACGTCACGTACCATTATAACAACTTGTCCTGTAATTGTCAAGGCTTTTTTAAATAATTCTGTATGGCCATCATGCCATGGTTGCCATCTACCCAACATTTGCACTGTTGGTTTCTTATAATCGAACATATCTTCTGGTTCAATCATCTATTTACTCCATATTTGATGTACTTATACCATAATCTTTCGTGGCCATAGTATAGTACGAATTTTATTATAAGGTCTGCAATAAACACTGCACCGACAGCTTTGGGTGGTAAACCAAAGAACCAAGCTATTGCTGCAGTTGTAATACTTGCAATTATTCTCCATGTAACGGCTTTCGCCAAATGTCGCTTAGCACTAACATCACTCATATTTCGCCTTAATGACTCGTGCCATAGATACGTGAGTATCTGGGAGCCATGTGTGTACGATATGGTCTACAACTTCTGGTGTCTCAAAGATTTTATTTGTATCTTCAAAACGACCTTCTTTAATAGTATCCATCCATACGAGGTAATCAGCACCAAAATCTACTCGAGCTTTTTCAAACGGGCATACAAAATCTGTAATTGCATATTTACCAGCTCGGACTACTCCATCAGCAAGATATTTCATTCTCATTGCTTGTCGTAAACGACCTTCTTCCGAAAAATCCCAGTCGTCATAATATTCGCGTACTTGGTCAGCATTAATCCAAACACCTCCCAATTCTTCAGCCAACGGTTCTGCAAGATAACTCTTACCTGAACCAGGAAGCCCGCAAATTAAGATTTTTTTCATTATTAATCTTTATTTCCTTTCTTAAATTTAGATTCAAATTCGTCAATGAATCGACTAATGTACTCAGGTGGCTCATTCATCTGAATAGTTGTGTTATCACTATCTTCGAGAATGCTCTGAGTCAACATGTTCTGTGAAGCCTTAAACTTGATATAAGTCTGCTTCTTTTCTTTTTGTATCCTACGAAGAAATGCATACCAAATAATTTGAGTAAAGTATGCAAAGGGATTGCTACTTTTCTCTGGGTCGAAATTGTGGATATACATCAAACAATTTTCAATTCCATCTGAAATCATCTCTTCTTTATATGAGTATCCAGAAAAATTTGGTTTAGTTGCTAGTCTAGTTGCAATAAGCAGAATGCACTTTCCAATGTATTCCGGTACTTGAGGATTCTTATCTCCAGCATCTTCTGCTTCTTTACAAGCTGCTCTGTAGTCAATTAGAGCTTGAAGTAAGTCTGGATTATTTACGTAATTTCTTTTTCTTGCCATTTTGATTCCTTTTATGCAAGTTTTATTATGAGGTTAAATTATAACATAAGTTTAGCGATTTGTCAACCATTATGTTTATTTTTGAATTTTTTTTAACTTTTTTTAAAAAAAGGGTTGACATTTCTGAAAAACGTGTTATAATTAGGCTATCAGCCTTAAAGGTATACTATATTCTAGATTTCTACAGTATAGATTTTATAAGGAAATTCTTCCGCTCCGTAGATTTCTATTCGCTTCTTAAAATGCTTTAATGTATAATTCTCGAAGCTTCCCACCGATAAATCATCAGTAATATCATAAAGAGTCGCCTCGGTCGAGTCGTCAGCTTTCCTCAAAGTTCTACCAATTGATTGAAGTACTTTGATTTCACTTTTAGACCCAGTAGCAAATATAACATTATCAAGCCTACGTAAGTTCACCCCAGTAGAGAACACTCCATAAGAAGCAAGTATGTCATGTCTTTTCTCTTTGTCATTTTCTACGAGGTGACGTATATCTTCACGGTCGGTCCCTTTCGTTCCGCCATATATAAAATGTAATTGGCGACCCTCTTTGCGAAGCAAAGGTTCTAAGACCTTACCGTGTTTCTCAACCAAATCAAATAAAATCAAATTATTCTGACCTTCTAAACTATGTACGAGGTTCTTAATAAAGTTATTTCGTTTCTCATGGTTGACGATGAACTCTCGTTCTGCTGGCCATTTTTTTGTGCCATCCAAATTTTTGAGTGCATCTTTAAATCTTTTTCTTGTATCGTTGTGATGAGATAGAACAATCGCTTTGACTTTAAAATCGGCAACCGTTCCTTTCTCCATAAGTTCTTTTGTATTCACAAATCGTTTGACTTGACCGAAGCAACCTTCTAATACTAACCTATGGGTTTTACTTTCTGATGATTTGAGTGTACCAGTAAATCCATGTCTGTACTCACAATCAGTTAATGATTCCATAATCTTTGTTAAGCTCTTTGCTTGGAATGTATGTGCTTCATCTCCAAGTACAACACGGAATTGGTCAAACCAATCTTTCTTTAATTTAATAAGTGATTGCCATGTTGAGATAACAATTGGTGAGCTTGTGTTCTTATCAACTCCACCCTGTATTGTATAAATGTCATTTGCATCACAGCCATAATCTATAAAGTCACCTTTCATTTGGTGTACTAGAGAAATTGTTGGTACAATAATTAATGTTCTGTGGCCGAATGCCTGAAAATAATGTTGTTGTATAAGATAAATGATTAACGACTTACCAGATGAAGTCGGTGATAAACTGAGCGATCGCCTTTTGCGTAATGCATTCAGTACATACTCTGTTTGATAATCTCTTGGTTTAAATTTACAATTAATTTCTTCTGCTAATTGAATTGGATAATCGTCGTCAAATTTTTCGTCTTCGCCGATATTGTCAGGTGCTGATAAGAAATATCCTCTATCATCGCAGAATTTTTTAAGGTGTGGATATAGGCCAACATAGAGCGTCGGTCTCATTGGTTGGAATAAACGAATAATCCCATCCCATACTCTGTTCTTATAGGCAGGAACAAATTGATAGCCTTCTGGTCGAAAACTAAAATGTTCTGCTAATTCCATGAGAGTGCCTGAGTCGGCTTTCACTTTCATGTGAACAGAATTGATAGGCTCAATCGTTATTTGTTCACTCATAACTTAACTGCTAATAATATAAAAATTCCAAATAAAATAATGTTTGTAAAAAATATGAGTATTGCTAAAATTGTATGGTACCAAATCCATCGAGTGCGATAAGCATTTTCAAGTGTTAAATCTTCTGGGTCTGACTCTTCTTCCATCACGGGAAGATTGTGCATTAATGCTTGGTCAACCTTATTCTCTTCTAAAGGTTTTTCAATGAGTCTTTGGAACCACTTAATCATTAATATTCACCTGCTTGGAATTTCAACATCTCAATCATATTCTTTATAATGAAGTTTCTGCTATGTATTGTTCGTACGATATCCTCAAGATAGTTTGCATTTGCTGTATGAAAATCAATAGTCAAACTTAACTTAATAATATCTTTATCTGCTTGAATATATTTATCTACCTCGTTACGTAAAACTTTCTTCTGGTATGGTCTCCACCCTTGAGCTTTTAAATCCTCTTCAGCCATTGAGCCATCATAGTATTCACGCTTGAGTGCTTCAAGTTCTTTATATTCAGCTTTTAATTTTTTGACGCGAAGTACTTCTCTATAATAAAGATTATAATACTTGCTGTGTAGTGTTGGAATTCTTTTTGATTCACCAACTAAATTTGTTTCGTCAATAGGAGCATCTCCTGCCCACATTTGACTTATATCATTTGTATCCATAGCAAAACTCGTTGTTAACTTTTAAATATACATTATATACTATTTAAGAGCATTTGTCAACCTTTTTGTTAACCAATTTCCTTGATGTCAAATGCATCATATCTCATAGTTACTGTAGCTTCAGGATAAATTACATCTTGGTTTGATAAATCTAAACTGACGGGTGTTAAACCGATTGGCATAGCATTGAAGTATGTTACTTCTAAATTTGGATTCTTATGACTATTTAAAATGAGTACAGTAATGTCTGACTGATCGCCATCAGCACTGTTCTTTAATTTATCGTATTGTTCTAAATTATCTGGAGTACCAATACCTTTTAGCCAATTAAAAATCTCACGATAATTGTTCATGTTTTCGTCAATAATAAATGTCAAATCCAAATCAGCATAATTTAAGTGGTCACCTACTGAATAGTAAGCACGAAGTGGTGTGTCACTCTTAACAGCGTTTGTTGTGACAGACGGGAGCAGAATTTTATTAGAGAAAAATTCTACATGAGGCAGACGCTTAAAAATAATTTTAAATCCTGCCGATGATAAATAATTATTAATCATACAATAAACCCAAATGATTGTTTAATATTACTATTTATACGAGGCGACTATATCATGTTTTCTAAACCAAAGAATCTTACATTCGAGCTGGATACAGCTGATTTATCTATTAACCACATAAACAACCTTTATAATACCTTTTTCCACAGCAAAGATTACGACTGGTGGTACGAGATTTTACCTGGTGATGTTTGTGTTGACATCGGTTCAAACATTGGCATGTTCTCAGCTAAAGCACTTGATGCTGGTGCAAAAAGAGTTTACATGATTGAGCCAAATCGTGAGTTACTTAAAGTCGGTATTAAAAATTGTGCCGAAGCTTACATTGGTATGCAACAAGATGAGTTACCAAAACTTATTCCTATTAATGCAGCAATGGGTAGAACGGATATTGACCTTTCATTAATGTATGGTGAACAAGACGATGATGTTAAGCTTATGTCACTTCGAGAACTGACTGACTATTATGATATTTTCCAAATTGATTATTTAAAGGTATCAGCCAATGGTGCAGAATTTAATATTTTACACGAAGATAATTTAGAATTTTTGGGTCAATCAGTAAGGTTTATTGCTGTAAGAGTTAATTTGAACTCTTTTTATGGAAGTGATGTGAGATTTGAACACTGGCGAGATACTGTTGTTAAGCCATTTATTGATATGGGCCGAGTGTATACTCAAGATAACAGTATATTAAATACGATGTTTGTGAGCAATTGGAAAGAAGTTCTTCCGCAGAACTTTATGCTTTATATCAAAAACTGGTAATTACCAATTGTGAATTACGTTTGCCATAATAAAGAAACACGTAATAAAATTAATCCCAACAATAATAGTTCGCAATAAAGCCACGTAGTTGTCGTAAGGCTCAGTTTTATCATCGCTAAATCCTCCTAGCGCGTATTTCCAAATAGTCCAAAGTTTATTCATATTGATGCACGAATGTTTTGTCCGTGTCAATTCCTGCTGTGTAACATGCTCTGCAGAATTGACCAGCACCTTCTACATATCCATACCTCATGTCGATATGAGTATCTTTAGTGTATTCTGTTTCAACTCCACACATGTTGCAAATATCTTTTTCAGTATTAGTGGTATTCATTTTGTGCTGCCTCTATAAAAAAGTCTAATGTATCTTCAAGTGAACCAAAGTCCGCAATAATAAATTCACCTGTTGCTGCGGCTGGTGATGTTTCAAGCTCTGGATATTCTTCTTGCCATAATTCAAATAACTGTTCCATGGTTTTACCATCAACTCCTTTTCTACTAAAGTTTACCTTCAATGTAGCTTCAGGTCCATCGGTAGTATAGTTAATATGGAGATTGTATTCTGTACCCTTTAATCGTTTTGTTTGATATACGGTGCCAGAAGAATTTGTTGTAGTTGCCTGAGTGACTTGTTCAAGCTCAGGATGTGATGCCCAGAATTTTTTCTCTTCGGCTACTGGGTTGATTTGTTCCTGTTTCCATTTATCATAAAGTACTGTTAAATGTTCAAATACAAATAGGTCTGAATTACGTCCAGATACTTTATTATCTTTTGGATTAGACAATGCGATCAATAGCGATTCACCAGAAAATGATGCAATCTCTGCAGGTTTAGTATTGTCTGCGAATTGTTCACCATTACGCATGATGATAAAAATATCATCTTCACTGTAGCCTTTGCCACCTTTTTCTTCAGTCTTTGTATGTGCTAAAGTTCGTGTTTCTATTCCCTTACCTGCATATACACCTGTTCCTTCAAGTAGTGCTTTACGAACATCGCCCTCACTTGAATAAACATAAATGTAGGACCCTAAAGAATCCATAAAACGTTTTTCAAATCTCATCATATTACCTCATTATATAAGTTTTAAGTCACTCAAGAATTGCTTTTTCGGAGTTGCTTTATTCCAAAAGTCCAAGTCCTTTTCAGCTTGCTTGATTTGTTTTTCCAAATTCAGAATCTCTTCTGATGTCAAATTAGAAAACGGTATTGCTAGTAATCGGTCAACCAGAGATGTCGCTTCTGGTAGAATTGTTTTAATGTCATCGCCGATTTGCTTTTTGTTCTTATTTTTAAATGTGATTTTATCGTCGAGTACTAATTGGATAAACTCCATCTTAATCTCTAACCAAATTTTCAGTGCTTCATATTGCCCAAGGTTTTTGTCAATACGCTTCTGCAATACACTGAAACGATAATCACAAAAGTCTTTTACTAACTCACGCACATCATCGTACTCTCGTAATTTACCGTCTTGGTCAATCACAGTACAATTTTGGCTGAGTATTTTTGATAACTTAAATTTTGAAATAATCTTAGCATCATTCCATTTTGCTGATGATGCAAGCTTGAGTTTAACTGTAAACTTGAAGCCACTCTTATCACAAAGGTCTTCGTACGATACTATATCTCCGTCGTCCTCAAGTTTATCTAGTACCTTTACGTAATTTTCTCTGTCTAGTCCATAGGGTACTTCAGTGATTGTAAGTTGTGTCTTAGATGTCTTCTCATAAACACCAAATACGGTATATCGCTTAGGCTCGATTGGGTCTTGTTCAACTGTACCACTGAACTCTGGGAATTTTACCTTAATTGTATCAGGCGATATTTTGTTTGTTCGTAAGTATTCTGTACATGCTTCTGCCAAACTATCTGGACAATGTGGTAGAATATTTGTAGCAAAACCTGTTGCAATACCTTTTGTGCCATTTGCTAATACCAATGGAATCACAGGTAAGTAAAATGCAGGTGGTTGATGCTCTGGGTCCTCGTGAACAGGACTTAAATCAACATCCTTAACATACTTATTAAAATTGTCATGCAAACGAGTATAAACATAGCGAGGAGCACCGGCGTCTTGGATTAGTCTGGTACCAAAGGAGCCTCGGCCTTCAACTAAGCAAATGTTGTTATTCCAAGTCGCGGCCATGAGCTGACCTGAACCTGCTGCGCTTCCCTCGCCATGATTATAACCGTAGTCTGATATAATACCAGAAACTGCAGAAACTTTCTTAAAATCTTTCTTTGTGTTTTGAATGCTGGAGTATAAGTAAAATCTTTGTACAGGTTTCAGTCCGTCAATCATATTTGGAATTGCACGGTTTTCAACGGTGTACATTGCGAATGATTTCCATTCTCTTGCTGCAACATTTGACAACGGATAATATTGATTTCCATCATCGATGTAGTTTGTTAAATCACTCATGCGAACATAAACTCCTTTCTCAAATTAGAATCTTTACCAAACATCATTTGGAAAAGACCTGCATCATCAACAGATACTGTATCGTACCTTGGTTGATTAATTATAACATCATACTCTTCTTCTGTCAACGAACCGAGTCCTTTAATGTATCGGTGTTTCCAATTAGAATTGTTTTGTTTAAATTCAGATGCTTCTTCGTAAGTATAGAACCACTTAACTTTATTGTTGAATGACGATATCATAATCGGAGTACGAGTAATTCTGACTCTGTGCTCTGTCAATAGTCGTGGCCAGAACTTGTAGAAGAATGCAATTAATAAAGGACTGATGTGGCCGATACCATCATGGTCAGCATCAGTCAATGTTGCGACATGTTTATATGTCATATTGTCAACGGACTCTGGATCGTTGATATCCAAACCAAGGACAGCTACCAATTCAGATAGCTCTTTGTTTTTCAGAACATCTGCAGGTTTCATATCCCAAGTATTCATAATCACACCACGCAATGGAAATGCTCCTACTTTATTTGGGTCTCTTACCTTTAATAAGAATCCCATAGCTGAGTCACCCTCAACAATTTTTAAAGTAGCGTCATCTTTATTTGCTGCAATGTGTTTTGCAACTTTAACTTTACGTAGTTTCTTTTGAGCCATCGTTGCAGCACGTTTATCAGCTGCCAATTTCTTAGCAAGTTGTGCTTCAATGATTGGGTCAATAATAACTGGTGTATTCAGTATCTTACGAGCAAGATAATTATAATCCTTAATATCACATGTTTCCAAGTGAGCTCGTATATCAGCGAGAGAGTTAGTCAATCTCTCTTTTGTTTGTGAGTCAAATTTTGGATTTACAAAATTCCTAGCGAACATTACGAATGTAAGTCCACCTTTAATAGTTGTCTTTGCAACTTCAATTTTATGTTTACGTTTAATCAGCGTAATCAGCTCATCGACAGTGTTGTTTACAAGATGTTCAACATAAATTCCACCTTGTCGTGTGTTAACACCGTTTACATAAGATGTTGTTCTAAATCCATCTTCTGATGGAGCAAAAAAGAATGAAAGATTGTCACTCTTTTCTATAACTGTGTCTTCGCTATATTGAGCTGCATATTTCTTTAAATCATTAATCGCTATTCTTTTGTTATTAAGCGAGAAACGAATCTCTGGAAACGACATCGATAAAGATATAAGTCTGTCTTCCAACAAATCCAACGTGCCCAAAGCTTGTAGCGAATCGACCTCAAATAAACTGAAGTCTGGCTTGAAAGTAACTTCCGTTCCTGACCCTGCTCTTTTCTTATTTTTGACATCAATTGTATTTCCCCCGTCGGTACATGTTACTTCAAGTAGATTTCCACCTGACCATGTTTTACCAATAAATGATGTTGATAGAAAGTTGGTTGCTGCTGAACCAACACCGTTTGTTCCAATAGTTACTCGTTCATCATCAAACGAAGTACCAGCATTGACTCTTGTCCAAGCTGCAACTGGTCTTTGTATTTGTTTACCAGACTCTTCGTCATGGATTTTGTCGTGAGGAATACCACGACCATTGTCTGTTACTGTGATTGTATCTGTTGCTTCGTTTACAGTAACGTTAATTTTGTTTGCTTTCTTAAAATTTGTACGAATGGCTTCGTCGATAGCATTATCCAAAATCTCATCAATCATCTTGCTGAGAGCTGGAACATACTCAACGGCTTTCCATTCGCCTAATACAAAACGCTCGATAGATTCTTTTGAACTCGAGCCCATGTACATACCGATACGCTCTCGAACGTGTTGTCGAGCCGTCAGTATTCTAAATTCTTCTTGTTTTGCCATTAAGCAGCCTCAGCGGTTTCAAACCACTCTTTTAGTTCAACTTCGCCATTGCAGAAGTCTCCGTCTTCCATGAGGTACTCAACAGAGTAGTTCTCACGGTCCATATAGCCTTCGCCCATAGTCCAAGTCTCGATTTTCTCGAGAATCTCTTTACGCATCCAACCATCTTCACGATTGTCAGTCACTTTCATAAAAGTAGGAGT